CAAGTCGTGTAAAAAAGCTTTGCTGAATTCTATTAGAGAGTATAGTGAAGTAGAAGGGTCTTTGAGTAAAGTGCTCTGTCTTGCCTTCAAGTTCTTTTTCTTTCGTCTTAATCCGCTCATATAGCTCCAGGAATTGATTTTTTAGATTTTCGTATTTTTGTTTTCGTATTGAGTTTTCATTAACTTTCTTAGCCAAACGTGTTTCAATATAGTTGTAAACGTATAATAGCGCTTTACTTGTTTGTCGAAATGATGGAGAAGGGCTTGAAAGAAGATTTGAATTGAAAGACTGCTGGATTAACGGAGGAAGGCTGGACATTGTTGTTATTTTAATCATATTAAATTAATTAGTTTGATCTGATAAATATTTTACGAATTCTCTCTTAGATATTCGTCAATTTCTTTCATCATGTTGTTTCTTTTTTTTGTCTTCGATATTATGCGAATTTTTTTAATATCCGGCTGTTTACATCTTTTAATAAATTCTTTAATACCTTTTTCAAATACTTTTTGCATAATTTATTACGTCTGATAGTGTATATTATGTCGGGAAATTTCTTCCTATAATATAATACAAAGGCAAGTGTATAAATAATTTAATTGAAATAATCGCTGTAATCATTTCTTTAACCTATTCTTTAATGCATTGTTCCTGGCTCTTAATACGATCCCGGCTCCTTTATAGTATACGATCTTCACGCGAAGAATCATCAATCCTATGGCATATCCAAACTTATATATCCAACTCAGAAAACGTTTCATAAAATCACTCTAATAGGCTTGTTGACAGGTTCATAATGTTCGTTGACATGGCTACAGTTCACAATTATCGGTAAAGAACTTGGAGGATCTTCAGAGGGAACTATTCCTAACATTTTTTTCATTCTCGTACAATTTATCATTGCATATGCCTCATGAATATGACCAAAGACAAAAAGTTTCAATTGTTTTAACTTTCGTGATTTACGATATAACGAAATACTTCCACAAGTATGACCATCTATATTTAAGTCCAAAACGCCATGTGGAGGTCCATGAGAGATCAATATGTCTATGTCTTCAGGGATTAGCGCAAACTTCTCGGCTAATTCATTTTCTGTGCCACACGTGAAAGCCTTGCAATGGGGATTCATGCCTTCAAATGTCTTCGTCCAAGGAGTGCCCCAGATTTTAAAATCTCTTCTTTCTAATGTTCCTTTAAAATCTTTTTTTAAAGGGGGATAATATGAAAATGCGGTTCCTGAGTCGCACAGATATATAACACTAACTTTTTCCCAATATTTCCACATTCTGTGTTCATCCATGGATTGCAAAAAGTTGTCATGATTACCACCAATGATAATTTTTTCTTTATAAGATTGATCAAGAATCCAGCTTTCAAAATCTATCCAATTTTTCTCTGTGTCATTTGCAGTCAAATCACCTGCGACAATCAAAAGATCTCCTCCATCTAATTTGGGATAGAATCCATGAAGATCGCCTATACAAGTTATGTCCATTAGATATGCGTCCAATTTTTACGTTTTACAATAGCATAAATCATGGAGTGTGCCACTCCGTATTCTTTAGCAAGTTTTGGACCGTTAGTTTCAGGATATTTTGATCGAATTTCCAAAACTTGTTTTTCAGTAAGTTTTGATCGACCCGTTTTTTCACCTAAAGCTCTATTAAAGAATTTTAATTTCTTTGATCCATCTATATGATTCCAACTTTTTCCTATTATTATATTTCTAATGACCGAAGCTGAAGTGTTATAAATTTTTGCCAATTCTACTGTGCTTTGTGTGGGATATGAATTTCGGATATTTAAAATTTCATTTTCTTTAAAAATAGATTGTTTATTATTTTCTCCGAATTTGAGTCTTTTTCGTTTAGAAGCATCTTGTATATTCTGAGATTGTGTTCCAATTTCAAGATGATCAATGTTACAGCAAGCACGATTATCACATTTGTGCCTTATTACGAATCCATCACGATAAAACCCATCCTTTAATGTGTTGTATAAGAGACGTGGAACACTGTAAGTAAAATCACATATGCTATAAACTCCATATCCAGCTCCACTTAATCCTTTCGGCCATATTTTACATCCATTCGCATCTAAAGGAATTCCATCAATTAATTCCAGAAATTGAACTATGCAATTTTGTTTTTTAGGCATTTAAAAACTCCCCGATACAATCAATTATCATTTCGGATTATTCCTTTCTTCTTCCACGCTCTTTTGATCAGGAAAATGATCATCGCAATATGCCGGACCACCGAAACGAGGAAACCATTTAGCTTTTTGATTACAAATAGGACATTTTTTGTCTTCAAGCCACTGAATAAATTGATGCGTTGTTAGAAATTTCATTTCGGATTATTCCTCTCTTCGATGACACATAGCCGCGCATGATGATCTTTGACACAGTTGTGTAACTCGGAGATTTCTTTTCTTATTTCAAGAACTTCTTTGCGTATTTCTGATATTGCGTTATCAGTTCGATTCATAAAAAAGATGCATAGGCCCCAAGTCCCAGTGAAACCTCCACCGAGAATCCAGAGCAATACTTCTAGTTGCATATTACTTTCCTTTATTTCTTTCTTCAATAGCGCATAGTCTTCCATGAAAGTCTTTCATTTCTTGATGAATGCCCAATAAAATTGTATTTGTCTCTTTTCTATGTTCATCAAGTTTTTTGTCCATTTGACAGTATAAAGTAATTATCGTTCCAAGATTTGTTGCTATTACAGCAAAAACAGTTAAAACTTGCGTCCAGTCCACAAAATCCCTTTCGTTAAATTTGGTTAAAACATATTTTGAAACTTCAAATGTAAAGCCCGTTTTACATGTGAAATTCTAACATGTCTGGCCTCAGCATATACTAAAGGCCATATTTAAGGAAGTGATTTATGCCGCTTGAAAAAGGTACATCAAAGAAAAAAATCTCTGATAATATAAAGACTGAAATGGAACATGGAAAGGGACAAAAACAAGCGGTCGCGATAGCTCTCAATACCGCCAGGAAGTCAGGAGCACATCTTCCAAAACCAAAGAAAAAGGCAAAGTGATGTTAGATGCGTTGATGGTTCTCTTTAAAAAGGAAACGTCGTTCGAGGGCATATCCAAAGCCATTAATCTAATCGCTGAACTTGTCTCGTTATTTGAAAGTGATTATTTAAAAGACAAAGACGCCAAAAATGCCGCTATCGATGCCGTGATTCAATTGCTAGAACAACATAAGGACAAATGATGACCGATATACATATCTTCAAGTCCGAAAACTATCCTGGACCCATGGCAATAGACGTTAAACCTTCTAAAGAATGTAGAGAATATCATGAAAACTCATGCATTCAAGTTAATATAGATGGAAAGTCTTATGTTAAAAAGATTATTGAACATGAAAAGGATAAGCCATGACAATCAAAGCTAGAGTATTCACCAAGTGGATTAGCACAATAAGCCTTATTCTACTTTCAGGGTGCGCTGAAGTCATGCCAGGGCTTTTTAAAGCTGTTGAGGATATCGAGACGGATGGAGCAATTAATGTCGCTGTCACAAAGGAAGCTCTACAACGCGACACAGATATACATATCATTGTTGATGTTGTGAACAAAGATCAGACTGCGGCGAAGCCTTAAACACGGTTAATTGTTCAGCCAGCTTTTTGCATTCATTAATAGCAAAATCTAATGTTTTATATGTTGAATTAAATGGCATACATTTCAAATTACCATCAAAGAGTCCAGGAAATTTATCTCTTCGATATTGATCCATTTTTTTTCGTATTTCTATCATGCTGGGAACGACATCCATTGAATGCGCACAGTTAAAGCCTATCCACCATGTTTTGTCATCATCATAAAAATGATTATTGAATGTAACACCATAATGCACATCAAAATCTAAATCATGTCCTTTTTCGTTTCTATATAATGGGTGATATTCAGGAATCTTAACATAACCGTTTAAAAAACCGCCAAACGAATGACCAGATTCTTCGAAAACTATATGTCGATATATTAAACATTCCATATCGGAACATTCGAATTTAACTTCATCGGGTTCATCGCACCAAGGTCCTTCGCCAAACCATTGTAGTTTCTGTTCTCGAGTATATTTATGTAGTGTTTCCATTAACTCACTTTCCCATATTTTCATCTTTAGGATGACACAATGGACATTTTTCATTCTGAATAGTTTTCGCATATTCAATAAAAGAAACATTGCACATAATTGCCAGCGCAACAACCTGATTATTTAATTGAAACATTGCATCACATTTTGTGCATGCAATGATTAGACATAAATCGCCTTTTGCCCAATCATCTTTTTCAAGCTCTTCAATAAGAAGAGAGGTTTTAAGATCATCCATCAACTTATTCTCCAATATTCTGTTGGCGGTTTTCTGTGTTTCTCAAGGTCCATAGCATTAATCTCCGGTAATGTGGAATATGAAATCACTCCTTTGCGTAGACATTTCGATAATTTCACACCTCCTCCCATCGAATTTGAGCCTCCAGTTAAAGACACTAGCCTTTTTCGGTAGGTTTCCACTTCTTCTTCGCAACGAGTTAATAATTTCTTTGCTAATAGGAATCTTTCTGCGCATGTTAACCATTCGTCATCTGTCCTTTGCTGATAATCTTTTAATGTAGCTTCCGGAGGACAAAGATCGATCATGCATTTGTAAAACTCAGATTCCTTTTTCAAAAGCTCGTCAATATATACTTTATTCGGTTTGACTTCAAGCACAATTCCAGAGGTGCCGTTAAAACAAAAGTAGAAAATCTCTTTGGGCTTTGCAACCTCATACTGATGCATCATTTGGCAAAGGTAGACTTCTGGAATCTCGCCAGCTAATGCCATATTGTAGGTCTTTTCTCCCGGACATTTAATTTCGACCACGCATGACCCGCAATCGCTTATTCCGTCCAATGTGGCGAACATATAAGGTATGTTTGGATGTTCGATTCTACGCGGTTTTACATGTATTCCTGTCAATTGTGTGAACTGCTCACGGGCTAGATCTTCTAGATCATTGCCCCTTTGCATAGCCGCATTCGTTTCAGGTTGAGGACGCAATCCCAATTTTAGCTCCCATGCCATTAAAGGAGTCACCCAAGGATTAACACCCATTATAGCGGAACTATCCGATGCCCCAATCTTCGTTTTCCTGTACTCTAAATCTTCTTTAGTTAGCATCTTTATTTTCCTCTTTTTCGTAAAAGATTAGCGTATCCGCTGAAAGAAAAACATCTCTCATAGATTCTAAATAATCATCTAATCCTTTGTATTCCAAATCGTGAAGATGATGTTCTAAATTTTGTATGATTTTAACAGAAATGTCATAACCTATTTTCTTACCCATTTTTACACCTACTTTATGACCAGTCCAATAAGCCTCTAAATATTCTTTACTTTCATTCATTTGTAACCTCTAAAATTCTTCATTTCATTTATAGTTTGTTTACAGTCGGTAACGTTTTGTAACCGACTCATTCATCCACAACCTCACCTGTTTGTGCATCAACGATCTCAATCGAAATCTCGGGCGTTTTGCTTTGGTTTTTAGCCAATTCTTTTTGATAATGTTCCATTCGCAAGACAAGCATCTCCTTCATTTCATCGAATTTTTCAGAGGGCAATTGATCAAAGTCACTGATCTTAAACTTCTTCTTCAAAACAGAAGCCCCGTTTTTATTGACTTCAGGCGAGCATTTTTCCAAAAGCGCCTTCAACTCATCGATCTGATCCGAAGTAATGTAAAGCTGTTTTACATCCAATTGTTTTACAGCGTTTTCAGCTTCCACAAATTCGGCATCTGCAAGCGCCATGTCCTCGCATTCCCCTTTTTCATAAATCTTGGTTAGAATGTCTGGAAAAAGAATGCGCTTAAGTCTAGATAACGCCCGGGCAAAAAACATGTCCTTACGGTTTTTATCATAATTCTTTCCGGCGCTTTTCATATCATCAACGCCGAATGTAATTTCTGCTGTATCTCCAGTATCTTTTCGTTTACCTCTAACCGTACATCCGTTGTCATCAAGTTTCACTAGACTAACACTATGTCCTGCCATACGGATATATTTGTTCATCGCTTCCGCTGCCATTCCTACGCGGCCTTGGACGTAGTACATCTCACCATTCAATGCATTACGCTGATCAATGCCGTTCGCTTGGGCTGCCATGCAGATAGCGAAGATTCCATCTTCTCCGATTTTCTGATAATGCTTAGTTTCCATAAGCTTTTTTGCCATCATTCTAGTGTTTGTCACATCATTCACGATGGATAAACTTGTGTTGATATTCTCTACCTTAGTTAACGCTGTCATGATCTCTCTCCTCTTTATATTTTTTATATGTTGTAGGTTCACAATAATTTAATTGATCGGGTAGTATCGGTGACCTAGATATTTCTACCCAATAATCAATATCACAATCATCCATCTGTCCATCTTTCAGAAACGCACACTCCATATTTATTCTTTCAAGCAAATATTTTTTTTGCTGTTCATTTAAGGTTAGTTGAGAGTTATTATCATTCACTTGCCTTTCTCTCCATTTAAATTTTTATTTAAGTATGTCATAAGCAATGTGACAAATTGTCGTCATTTACACGACAACATAAATAGCCGATGATCTAGATATGCATCTTCATCATAAAATCCATCGTATTGATTGTTTAAATCTCGGTTAATTTTCTCAAGATCTGTTTGAATTTCCCGTGTTTTTTGGGAACACCATTCAACACGTTCAAAAATCTCATCAATACTATTAATTTCTCTTTTCGCTACAATGTCGAGGTCGTTTTCGATATCATTTAGCATTTTTAAGCATTCTTCTATAAGCTTCATAAACTTTCCTTTATTTTGACTTTAACTCTCAAGACCTGTTACTGTCTTGATAAATCTAGATTAAACGATATGAATGTTTTTTGTCAATAGGGAATAAGAAAAAAATGGATCTAAAAGAATATTTACATAGTAATGGAATCAAATCTACCTTTTTTGCAGAGCAGATAGATGAGTCTTACCCTGTTGTGTGGGCGGTAATGAATGGAAAACGAGATATAAGATTGTCATTAGCCGCTAAAATTGAGATGGCCACAAAAGGAAAAGTGAAATGTATGGATATACACAAACACAATTTAGCAAAAAAGCATGACGAAGGTAAAAAGAGCGACAAGAAGGACCATGAATAGAGCTGCAACGGCTGTCATGTAAAATAAAGATTGATCGGGTTTTTTATCCATGCTCTCACCGTAAACGAAAAATAACTTTTTTAAAAAGCTAAAAGAGTGTAAAAAATGGGATTTGTAGAAAAAAGAAAAGCGCCCTGCAAGGCGCCTTCCTAAAGACAATCAAACAATAAGTATGCCAAAAGATATAGAAGAAATAGATTTTTCACAAGAGAAAACAAAACCCATTCCTATTCCATACCTGAAATTCATCTTCAGAGTATGCCCTAGAGCCGGAGAACTATTCTGTTTCCTTTGGGAAGCTCAAAACGAAAACGGCCAAATAACCGTCGATAAAAACGATATCCCTTCTACAACACTACTTCACCGACATGCTTTCAACAGCTCACTACGTATGCTAGTACGTGAAGGATTAATTTCAGTCGAAGAAGGTCCAACACAAATTACAATCGAGCTTGTAGGATGGAATGATGGCGTTTTCTGACGATGGAATTTGTACATATTGCGCAGAAGACTTAAAACATAACGAAACCGAAATCGTCTACACGTTTTACTTAGACATCCTCTGGATATACTTAAAGGGCTATCCAATTTTATGCGACACAATGAGTTACAAAAACAACTCACTACTCAAACGCTTAGAACAGCTTGGCTATCTAACTAGCATGGAAGCTAACTTACATTCAGCTCTGATTAGGCCAACAGGTGTACAGATAAACAATAACGATGTGACGATATGCGCCAACCGCCAAGAGCATGATGCTTTTAATTATGTTATATGAAGCATAAAAAAAGCCCCGAGAAACGACCCTCGGGGCAAAACCAAATAAAAGGAATTCTTTGATGAAACTAGGAATTCAACCGCAAGGTAGCAAATCCACATGAATTATGCAAACAGAAAGATTCAGCTATATGATTTTATCATACAATTGAATTTAAACCACTGGAATTCAATTGCCGCCAGGTATATAAATGAAGAAACCCGAGCTTGTGACTCGGGTTCTAGGAAATCGCTACGTTACTAACGCCATTCTAGCGATTTCCTAATTAATTTCACAACTAAAAGAAATAGTTTACAAAGGAAAATCGTTATGGTCCGTATCAGAACCTACCGTGAAAACAATCACATATTGATCGATAAAAAAATTTTACAATCGCGCAATCTTTCATTAGAAGCAAAGGGATTATATTGCACCATTCTTGCTTGCCCGGACGAACAAAATGAGATTTTAAATAATCCATCAAATCAATTCTTTATCGATGAACTAATTGATGCAAAGATTTTGGAGGTGGTCAATGAATAATCCGAAAAATTTAATCTCAGGATTCATTCATTCTCTAGATCAAGGTCTTGCTTGTTCTTTGGGCGTCAATGCAGCACTTATTTATAATCATATTGTTTATTGGCTTCATTTCAATTCTCAGAAAAAGGATTGCGAAAAGATCGAAGGAAGAATCTGGATGTATGAAACTCAAGAAGCAATTGCTGAATCTATGGGATATTTAACGGTTGATGAAGTAAAAAAAGCTATGAAACTTCTTTTGGACTCAAGATTAATCATAAAAGGTAATTTTAATAAGAACCCTTTTGACAAGACAAATTGGTATACCGTTTTTGATCAAGAAATCATCTCAAAAAAACGAAATTCAAAAAAGTCTTACGAAAGTGCTGTGCCGCACGATCGAGAAAGCCCTACGGCACCTTCAGATAGTGCCGTACCGCACGATCGCACATTATATATACAAACCAAAGATACAGAAGAAAAGCAACAACAGGAGGCTCCGCCGGCTGCTGTTCTTTTTGATAAAATCGATAAAAAAACATCAAAACTTGAAAAAGCGAAAAACATCGGTCTTTTAGGCGCTATTAAAGACCAACCTTATTCCTGTATGCTAAATGCAGACATTCCTTTTCATGAAAAAATCTGGATTACAGAGACTTATGATGAAGAAACGGTTAAACATGCTATAGCCTGGGCAAACCACAAAGAAACCAAAATCAACACGTCTTTAGCTCAAGCGCTAAAATGGGCATGTAAGACTAAGCCGGGGATACCAAAAGACCCTGAAGATTTAACCGAGGAAAATAGAGAACATGCGCATGACGTTGTTAAGCATCTAATTCCCAGTACTATATCATATGTTGCCATATCTTATAAAAGCATCGAGATAGGAAACAAACCACCCGACCACACAATTCCTGATATTATCGAGTTCCAAGACAAGCACTTTAAGCAAAAGCTCCAAAAAGCCTTAATAAAGCGCAAATTTGAGACAACGAGATCTCAACCAACCCCAAGCCACTAACAAACAATTATGATCGATCCTGGCGCAAGTAAAAGCCATCCAGTTCGATTCTACGAATGTGAGCTAGACATCAAAACCGTTAGCGAGGCAAATAAGCACGAACATTGGACTAAATCTAACCAACGACACGCAAGTCAGAAATTAGCAATTTGGTTAGAGTTTAAGGATAAAGCTGTTGAATTGCCTTGTATGGTTAAATTTAGCAGAATAAGCCCTCGATTGCTAGATAAGGACGAAAATTTACCTATGGCTTTTAAATGGATAAAAGACCAGATCGCAGAATGTATAATAAGATCTCACGATCCACTTGCTCCTAAGAAACCAGCAGGCCGCTACGACGATGACTTTCGCTTAACCTGGCAGTATGCTCAAGAAAAAGGAAAGCCTCAAAGGATTAAAATTGAGATATTTTCTAGCTAAAAATTAAATCTTTGTCAGAGCTTGCGCAATAGTCCATTAGCGCTATTAATTGACCGCCTAAATACTTGTTATCATGATGAAAAAAATCTTCCCATTGAAAAATTATAACTTTTAGTTGCGGTAGTATGATTTCACAATTTTTAGCAGACAAACAACCTTCTGAATCCGAATGATTTAGAAAATACTTCAACGGTGATTTAATATTATTCCATGAAATATTTCCTAACATAATATATTCCTCGTTTATAGGATGTTTTAGGCTATAACCTTCCATCCTTTCTAGCTCGAATCCGAGTGATTTAGCTATAGATTTTCTAAAATTATAAAAACCTGAATATGAAAAATGGCATTTTATTTCGCAGCCTTCAGCACATAAAGTTAGACCCATTTAACCTCATCTTTGACGTTTCATTGTGTCAGCCCAAAAATGACGCTTTTTCGCGTCAACTATACATAAAATGTCGAAATATGTATGGTAAACATAACCAAGCAAATCTATATGGTTATATCGTACGACTGGGATGCTCTTGCCGAACAAACCGCCTCTCGCAATGGCGAAGCTACCCAACATCTCTATAACCATTCAAAATTCTCACGGATTCGATCTCTCAAAGAAAAAGAGCGCTATCTAAATTCTCATTATCGCATCACATGCCTCATCTCTCTCATCGAAGGCAAGCCAATCCATAAGACCCAATTCAAAATATTCGCCATCCCTTGCAAGCTTCAAAAAGCCAACGAATTTCATAACTTAAACTTTCCTCTCACAACTCAAACAATAAAAAATACATACCTAGAAAATCACAGAAAGTTATTAAGTCACGCAAACCCTGCGAAGATCTAACCAAATCCTTTACATATGTTCCGTTCAATTATCGCCTGTCTTTCTTCCAACTCAACAATCCTTTTTCTTAAAGCGTTTATCTCAGCATATGTCCCACGCCTAACTTTATCGCTAGAAACCCGTACCTTTTCTACAGCACGATACAGAGCTTCAATCTCGCACTCTTCTGCGGTTTTGAATAAATCAAGCTGTATCGGGATCATGCCGTGATTATGCTCCAAGCTATTGCAAAAAATACAAAAGATATTGACAAAACCATAATGCTTGACATTGCGATCAAAACCACAAATGCCATCTCTTTTGCTTTTTCAATCTCATACATGCTATGCCTGTAAACTATTTACTTGACAAAATTTAGAGTCATATTGACTCTAAAACTATATCAAAAGGTACCATTATGCACAAAGCTATTATGAAAAAAGCTGCGAAAAAACTTTCGGCTGATGCTTCTCACTACGCCAAAGAGGCTAAATCAACCAAATCTAAAACGAAAGCAAAACATGAAAGAGTCGAAGAAAAAGAAGCAAAGTCTGCCGCCAAGGACCTCAAGAAACGCGTCAAATCTGCTCATGAGTATTAATTCATAGGCCTATCCGGCCGATTCGCACAATAAAAACAACTCGAATCAAGACATCTCTTCTCTAACCATAAATTACATTCCTTACAATAATATGCATCATAACGCTCATTATGCTTAGCCTCTCCCTTACATTTCTCGCAAAAATAGATACATCCTTTTTTTAACATACATTCCTTGATATATCTTAAACTATTTGCTTTCCAAATTATCTTCTTTCAATATTTCTACAAGCAACATCAACAAAGCACAAAAATCATAGTGGTTTATCGCATTAATCATAGCAGTTGCCGGAAGCCTCTCTATATTCTCCATCATCCTCACTAGTTCCTCTATCAACTCTTTTCTTGACGGTTTACTTGTCATAAAATGTTATCCTCATTAATGTTATATGTAAAAACATAGGTATATTATGGCACCACCAAAAGGTCACCCAAATTATAACATTAATAATGAGGGCAGACCTAAAACATACACTAAACCTATTGTTGATCAATATGCATTAGATCTTATCGAATGGTCAAACAAAGATAGTAGTGTTTGGATTAAAGATTTTTGTTTAGAGCAAGATTTAGATCCAAATATAATGAGTGATTGGTCCAGAGAAAATAATAACTTTGCACTAGCGTACAATATCGCAAAACAAAAACAAGAATCAAGATTGTTTAAAGGCGCGTTAGATAATAAGTATAATAACAAAATAACTGTACTTTGTTTAACTAATCATCATGGGTGGGCGGATAAGAGCGAGACCCGAGTTAGTGGTGACTCACAAAACCCACTCACCATAGTTCTAGATAAGGTGGCAGGAAAAACTAAAGACATGATCGATGACGAAAGCGAAACAGAGTGACATCGACAAGGCCGAAAAGCTCTTCGTCAATCCTACCTGGCGGCTGAACAATCTATATTATATTGTCGACAAGCGCGGCCATAAGATAAAATTCACTTTTAACTGGGCGCAAAAAGAGCTTTACGAAAGCCTTTGGTATTGTAATGTTATCCTTAAGGCGCGTCAGCTAGGTATTTCCACATTTATATGTCTACTGTTTTTAGACAGATGTTTATTTAATCCAAACATGAGTGCGGGCATTGTAGCACATACGGTTGAGGATGCCCAAGCTCTTTTTAGGCGTGTTAAGATAGCCTATGACTCATTGCCGGATGAGATTAAGGCTATTATCACAGCCGAGAATGACACAGCTAATATGCTCAAATTCAGCAATGGTTCAAGCATTCGCATAGGCACGTCCTTGCGTTCTTCTACATTCCAATATCTACATGTATCAGAATTCGGCAAGATCTGTGCCAAATACCCTGATAAGGCGCAAGAAATAGTCACAGGCTCTCTAAATACGGTTGCAGCAGGGCAATACGTATTCATCGAGTCTACAGCTGAGGGACGCTCTGGGCCGTTCTATGAGATATGCCAAGCAGCACAAAAGGCCAAGATGCTCAAGCGTGAACTATCTAAGCTCGACTTCAAGTTTCATTTCTTCCCTTGGTGGAAGGAGCCGGAATATAGAATAGGCAATACTTTTCCTATCACGGGTAATATGGAGAAGTATTTCATGCACTTGGCTAACTTAGGAATTAATATAGATGAAGAGCAAAAAGCTTGGTACATAGCGCGAGAGACAACACAGCAAGATGATATGAGGCGAGAATATCCTAGCACGCCAGAGGAATCTTGGGAGGTCGCTCACGAAGGATTGTATTATAGTAGACAAATGAGCCAAGCCCGGGCAGAGAAGCGGGTTGGATTCGTTCCGTATGATGAAGATTATCCTGTTCATACAGCATGGGATCTAGGATTTAATGACAACACATGCATATGGTTTTTTCAGATCATAGGCAAAGAGATACGACTTATAGACTATTGCGAGGGCGGAGACAGTCTACAACATTGGATAGGAGAGGTCAAGAAGCGCGAATATACGTATGACAAACATATAGCGCCTCATGACATGATACAAACGGAATATGCGGCGGGTATCACCAGACAGCAGAGCGCAAGAAAGATGGGCATGAACTTTCAAATTGCTAAGAGGGCCGATGTTATTGTAGGAATTGACGCTGTGAGAACCATGCTTGCTAGATGCTGGTTCGATGAGCGCAAATGTGAAAAAGGGATAAAATGCCTCGACAACTACAAGAAAGACTGGGATGAGAAGAATGGTACATGGCGGAGCGGACCTTTGCACAACTGGGCTTCGCATGGATGTTTTACGGGAGATACATTGTTGTTGACGCGTTTCGGACGTTTACCCATAATGTTAATTGAGAAAGACATGGAAATATTGACATTAAAAGGTTGGAAGAAATGCAACAAAGCTATGGTGACCAAGAAAAATGCCCAGCTTGTGGAAGTCACATTCAAAGACGGTATGAAGGTGAAATGTACGCCGGATCATTTATTTTTAACGGAGAAAGGGTGGATATCAGCAGAAAACCTAGAGAGGAATATAGAGATCCGATCGTCCTTGATTCAATCACAACATATTTTAGAGGATCTTTATATAGAATCTGGCCGCAAGAAAGATATTTTAAAAAAGGTGGATCATATTTGCATAGAGATGTTTGGAAGGATGCATTTGGTGAAATACCTAACGGATGTCATATTCACCATAAAGATGAAAATATTAAAAATAATTCACTGTCTAACCTTGAATGTTTACCACCAGAAATTCATCTTAGATTCAAGCGGCCAAATTCAAAGGGTTTATCTAACAAAGCAAGAGAAAAAGCGAGCGAATGGCATAAATCTGAAGAAGGAAGAGAATGGCATAGAAGACAAGCTATTCGATGCAAAAGTTGGACAAAGTGGAAAAGAGAAGAAAAAGGATGTCCTATATGCAACAAATTATATCAAGCACTTGTTAGGAAAAACGGACATGCTCAAAAATATTGCTCTCCAAAATGTAAATCACTTGCGCGTTTTAGGCGTGAAAAGATTAAATGAAACAGCAGATGTTTATTGTATAAGTGTTCCTGAAGTCTCACATTTTTCGTTAGCTAATGGCGCTGTCGTGCACAATTCTGATGCTATGAGAACTCTTGCAACTGGATTACATTTTATCGTGCCAACAGAGGGAATGAACCTTAACTCACAAATATTACAGCAAAAACAATATATGCAGTCTCGCTTTGATCCCTGCAAGCGTCATGGGTTTTAACTAACTTGTCATAATTAAAATTTTAATTTACAGTCATACACAAGCAATCTATTTGTTTGTGGAGGCTATATTTCATTTTACTATCCGCCGTGGAACAATGCCTTGGAGCCTAATCAGGGCAATGTTAGGCAATGGTTAGATAATCTTTACTCTAAGTTTCAGCCTATTGAGCAAAGTCGCTGGAATCAGTCGAACATCGATACATTGTTCTATGCCGGCTCGCAAACTTTTGTGAATCGGTATTTCAACTTCTCGCCTACGACTAGTTACCAACAGTATTATTTTAATTTGGTGCAACAGCCAGTGAACATTATCACGGGTTATGAGCGACAGCACCGAAAGAATTTCAACTATGTGCCATGTGAGGGGTCGGACCCGCAAACGACAGATCAATACACAAAGTTGATAACACATGTTGCTAATATGGGTTGCATTCATGAGCAAAAGAGCAAATGCAAAGAACTTTCGGCGATAGCTGGAATGTGTCTTGCGCAGCCTTATCTAGATTATTCGGATGATGATGCAGCACAAGGGACGCTTAAGGTTAAGATTTGGGAATATAACGCATTCTTGGTAGATCCCTATTTTCGCTCGCCAGATATGTCGGATGCACAGTTTGTATGGTGCCAGGAGTATATTAGCAAGAAAGAGGCTGAAAATCGTTTTCCCGAAAAAATGGAAGCGATTATGCCTATGGCGGGAACTCCACAGAGATATGGGAGCTTCTATTTCCTGCCAGAAAATTACAATATGGCAAGAAATGACCTCATGGTGCTTTCGTATGTCTGGTATAAATGGAAGCGAAAGAAACAACGTTTATATAGTAGTTCTCGCAATCAGTTTTTCGATTTTGCAGGCGGTGATCAGAATTTGGAGGCAATATTATACAATATCCCGGATATGGAGGTCGTAAATGTTGAAGTACCGACATGGAAGTTGGCTGTCGTGCTCAATGATCAGCTTATGTTTCAAGGGGATAATCCGTTGGGTTTTGATGGTTGTCCTTTTGTGCCTTACTTTTGGAATTACGAGCCTCACATTAACTATTATGACCTGCGTGTTCGTTCTTTGGTTCGCACTATGCGAGATCCTCAATTCCTATTTAACTATAAAGTTATAGTCAATAATGACATTGCAGCGGCTACGATTAATGCTGGCTGGAAGCGAAAGGTAGGGGCGGTTGCTAATGAAGATAATCTTAAGAAGTCGGGTCAAGGATGGGACGTATTAATTAATGATGGTTTTGAGCTTTCGGATTGCGAAAAGATTGTTCCTAGTGCGGTTCCAGAAAGTGACCTGGCATTAGCGCAGCAAATGGCGGATTTAATTTATAAGACTTCGGGCATAGATCTAGAAAATTGGTCGGGTCAGAATGACAAGCAGATATCTAGTTTGACGATGATGCTTAAGCAAGCGGCAAATTTAATGGTTTTTCAGAAGTACTTTGATCAATGGGATTTTTCAGATAAGCTTTTGGGTGATAGAGCGCTGCAAATTGTACTAAATAATTGGAGCGCAGAGAAAGTTAAGTTGATGATAGGAGAAGAGCCATCACCATATTTTTATTCGAAGATCTTTTCAAAATATCAAGTGTTAGTAGAGGAGTCGGATTTGACACCGACACAACAGAATTTACAGGCTCAGCAAATGATGGATATTAATCAAGCTTTTGGCAGAGAAGTATTTCCTGCTTCAATGATTGTTCCTAAGCTTAACATTACAGGTAAGGGTGAGATTATACCATTCTTGCAGCAACAGGAGCAACAGCAGCAGGCTATGCAAGCTGAAGAGATGAATATCAAGCATACTGTTGAAGAGATGAAGCTTAAAGAATTGATAGCTAAAATTCATAACCAGCTATCACAAGCTCGAGAGCGTGATTCTAGATCTGAAAGCAATGTAGGGTTGTTTGAAGAACGTATGAGCATGATTAGCAGGAACCATAGTCTTGCAACGAAAGAGAAGGTTGCAGCACTGGCACAATTATTAGAAACTATTCAGAAATTTGGCGAAGTTGAAACATTCCTTAAATCTAATCAACTTGAGTCCATTAAACTTGACGAAGAAGAGAAAGAGAAAGAATCGAGGCATGTTGTAGAGCAAAATGAAGTTTCCAAGAGATTTGTTGAGCAATTAATGGCATCACAACCGCAAAATAAACAACAGAATCAGCCGCAAAATCAAATGCAAATGATGTAAGTAATTTCTTGAACAATATGAATGTAAAGTTATACTAGATTTAAAAGATTAAATAAGCCAAATGGCTTAAGGAGTATGTATGGCAGGCGGTCAAAGAATTGACGATCATGGTTTTTGGGCGGGTGGGAAGTCGAAAGATTCTGTTTTCCCTGATGGACCACATAAAGCGAAAGATTATAATTCTGATGGACATATGGGTACATTGTCAAATTATGAGGATACCAACGAAAAGATTCAAGCTCAGCAAGAGATGAATGTTAAAAAGCAAAAAGGCCATCCTCAGAAGCCTGGACACAGAAACTAATTTTACCCCTTTAAAAAAGGGTGCTGAAGCCGAACAGTAAATGCGGCTAGTTTGTCGGCAACGATATGCAGAATATCTAGAGAGTCAGTCTCTCAACGAATTCAAGGTTTCGCCTAGGTTTAACCCTAGACTAAAATAACCTAGGACGTAATTAAGGAGCGTTATGAAAACAGGTTTTAAAGACCCTATTGCTGTTAAAGGCGAATCTAAAAAGATGAAATCGCCCTGGAATTTTGATCAACCTCACTATGATGAACGTTCTAGTTGTTATGTAAATGCTGGATCACATTATGGTGTTGGCTTTAAACAGCCAGTTGGACATCAAGGCGACCCAAAGTCAAAAGCTGACACATTACCTGAGCATAAGGTAAAGACTATGAAAGATGATCAAGTTCCACGTAGAAATCTTCCTATTGATATGGAACTATGACATACGGGATGAAGGGTGGTGATGCCAACAGACAATCACCTAAGAAGCCTGGAAAGAATCGTTTTGCTCATGTTGCTAACACTAAATACGGCATGGGTGATAATTACGGTACTGGAATCAAGGCAAAGATAGGACGCATGCGTGATGATTCTGTGGGCATGGTGGTTTTGACTCCTAAGAAATTAAAGACTCCGCCGAAGAGTCTTGCTTAAATTTAAGATAAATTTCCCATTCACCTAGTTTCTTTAATTCATTTTCAAGTTTTTCATAAGTCCAACCAAAAAATTTATGTGCTACCAAGCAGGCGCAAGCTTCGGGTGAAAACTCAGGATCTAATTTAATATGATACATAATTTGTTGGGGTTTGGATTGAATAAATCTTTTTAATTCTAATTTCTTGTTCCATTTCTTTTGCGATATCAATCATAATGTTCTTAAACATATCCTCTGACACATCATCAGGAAAAGGCTTTTCAAGTTCAGCGCGTTTATTAGAAAATTGACTGATACTCCATGAAACTATCGCACTTTCGGTAACATTTCCTTTTCTATATTGCTTCCACATTTCACGTGGAGGAATTATCCAGCATATTTCTAGTAAATCTAAATGAGATTTAGCGCGAAATAAATATGAATTTGTTTGTGCTGAAGGTTTTGTGAGCCTTGGTTGCCAGTATAAACGCTTTGTGGTACCATCATCAGCGGTTCTAGGGTGACCGAATATATATATATATGAAGATCTTGATTGTAGTGCTAATGAGAGTGGGTTTTTTTGTAAGCAGTCGGATGCGCCTTGACTAACTCTTTCACCTTGATCTTTTATCAAATGCTCATATCTATCATGGGTTTCTAGTCTATTCAATTTCATTGTCTTGCCATCAATTAAATAATTTAGTTTACTAAACTTAAATCCAACCGCAGGCCCGCGTAAGAGGCTAAAGGATATATATGACAGCACCAACACAAGAAAATCAAGCAGAACAACAACAAATAAGCAACAAAGAGCTTAATTTCCGCGCTCTCGAAGCGAAATATCAAAAGCAATTAGATCAAGAAAGGTCAGAAAAAGAAAGATTAAAAACTGAGTTAGAAGAAAGGTCTAAACTCTCTTTAAAAGATGATGATGACGACTCAGAACCCTATGTTGACCACAAAAAGCTTAATAAAACACTTAGCAAAATGGGTCAAAATACACAAAGCGAGATCCAAAAGGCAATGGAAATAGCTAAACAATCAGCTAAAGAAGAGTTAAAGCAGGAAATGTGGCTCGAGCAAAACCAAGACTTCTACGATGTGCTAAAACATGCCGAAAAGTTTGCTCAGCGTGCTCCTAAATTAGCCGCAAACATACTTAGAATGCCTGAAGGTTTTGAGAGGCAGCAATTAGTCTATCATAATATCAAGGAATTAGGTTTAGACAAACCAGAACCTAAGCAATCAAGTATTCAAGAAAAGATTGATGCTAACAAAAAAAGCCCCTATTATCAACCATCCGGCGTCGGAACAGCTCCATATGCAGGTGCAGGTGATTTTAGTCCTTCTGGTCAAAAGGCTGCACACGATAAAATGCAAGAATTAAAAGCGAGGTTAAGAATGTGATGAAAGATAATCTCACACCACTTGAAAGAGGAATATTTGTCAAAATAGATGAGATTCAATTAGAACTTCTTAAACAAAAGCCAGGATTCATGTCAAAAGAGGCATATCCAGAAAAATATACTGAAATCTGTGTGAAAGATGAAATAGGAAGATTTTTGTTTTTTAGATTTTTAAAAGAGTGTGATTAAAAATAAGGATATTTATGAAGCATAAAGAAGAAAAAATGCACAAAGAGAAAGGAAAGACCGCTCTTAAAGCTAAAATCGGTCATATTGACAAGAAAGATCACAAGAAACACAAGTGATGTAAAGCTGTTTTATATTTAAAAACTCCGGAGGTAGGTTTCGAACCTACGACCTAGCGATTAACAGTCGCTTGCTCTACCTCTGAGCTACTCCGGAATAAGTTTAACTTTAAATTCTTGATATTTATTTAATGAAATTTGCCTAGAAGATTCAATCTTTTCGGAAGGAATTTCATATATTTCTATTTCTGATGTTACAATGAAAACCCAATCACAAGAATTCTGATCAAATTTTTTAATCTGGGAGTTTGGTTGATTTCCTCCAGAAGTGCGAATCGATGCAGAAAAAATACCATATTTAGTTCTGTAGGAACACGAGATAACCTTAATTTTGTAAAGATCTAACCCATCATCAAATATTAAATTGTAATCACAAGGTTCTAAGGGAATACTTACCATACCTCGTAAAGCATAATATGAGATTGCAATTCCTACAGATCCTTTTCCTTTTATCATTCCAATCATATGAAGAGATTAACAGGCCATTGTGATTTTATTCACCTAAATAAAATTTTTGACAAGTATTAAAATAATTTTGATATATTGAAATTTCGCAATCATGCGTTAAATGATCTCGCGTTATTAGGGTTCGCATCCTAGATCAGATATGATCGAGAACTGACGTAATTAGGCTCGTCTACCGATCATCATATCATATTAACCTATAACTATAGGTTTTTATGTCGATTACGAATACAGGGAATCTAGGACCATTAATCTTGCAAAGCTTAGCGCCTGCAATGCTCTATGTTCCTGTTCCCACAATGAACTACATCACTATTTGTGATAAGGTTTCTATGCCTGCTAATGGCGGTACTACTTGCAGATTTATGAGGCCTCGTGCCTTAACACCACCCACCGTACAGTTGGGTAATTCTGGGATAGACCCTCCGGCCCAAGTGCCTCAAAGGGATATCATAGACGCACAAATGGCGTTTTTTGGTACTGGTTGTATAATAAATGAACAAGTGATACTGCAGGACCAAGAAGGTGTACTAGCCTGGGTATCAGAGCGTTTGGCTGTAGCCATGCGTCAAGCAGAGGATTTGATCCTCCGCGACTACATTGTATCCGCAGCGTCGGAAATCAATGCAGGTGGTGGAGGTAATGGCTTCAACCCTACTAATCTCGGTACATCCGATTTTAGTTTGGTTGCGACAACACTTGATACGAACAATGCTTATAAGTTCATGTCAGGTATTGAAGGAATGGATCGATTCGGTACAGGTCCGGTACGTTCGGCATATTTTATGCTGAGTTCGACTGAACTACAGTCCGATTTGGATTCATTAGTTGGGGCAGGATTCCAAAACCAATGGAATTATCCAACGAATGCTTCTGCGCTGCCTTCTGAATATGGTTCGGTATACAATATTCGTATTCTTACCAGTTCTGAAGCACCAGTCGCAAGAAATGCTGTTCAAAACAATGTAGGAACGTTTAACGACGTTTATTACAATACAGTTTTGGGCAAACAAGCACTCACGCATATTAATCAGGATGGATATTCCATGAATCTGATTTATCGTGATCCTTATTATTCTGGGATGTTGGCTCAAAATGCGACTTTGGCAGTTAAATTTGCCCAAGCGCAGGCAATTACTCAGGATACAGCTATTCGTAACCTCTTAAGCACACGCTTAAGCAACTTGGGGGTGTAGTATGGCTGAATATTCTAGAATGGCTAAAGGTAATTATACAGTTTCGGGTGGAGCAATTGGGGTCTCTGCTCCAAATGTGAAGATTATTAATCTTCCTTTCAAGCCTGATTTTGTCGAGTTAATCAACTACACAGCAGCTTCTGTTATGACAGATGACGCTGTTCCATTTGCTTACTGGGATGCAAGCGTGCCACCGCTTACGATTTCCAGTGTCAATTATGATACAGTGATCCAAAGATCTACTGGCGCAGCTTTAGTAACCGACATGGTTCAAGTTGGTGGAGGTATTAGTGTATTTACCGCAGGACAGGCGTTGCAGTTTGGGCCTATTTATAAGCACAATTCTGTCGCTACTGCAGATTTCTCTATTGCTGTATCAGGAGCAGGGGGACCAACAACTGTCACTACAGTAACAAACCATAATCTTTCGAGTGGAGATGTTATAATTTTTGAAGGGCTTTTCCAGACTGCAACAACTGGTATGCCTCAATTAAATTATATTTGGTTTACTGTAACTGTATTAACAGCTACAACGTTTACTATTCCTTGGGATACTAGCGGAAGCAATTACACTGCTTTCAATACAGCAACAAGCACAGGAAATATTGGTTCATGGAAAAAGGTTCTTTATCCATATCTATATTTCCCAGGTGTTGCAACTATTAGCGCAATAACCCTTGGCAATACGACAACAATTGATACAACAGATGCTCACAACTTTGTTGTAGGTCAAGAAGTTGCGTTTAGAATTCCAAGTCAATGGGGAACTGTAGAATTAAATTCGTTGCCAAATACAACCATTCCTGGGTCACCATTATATGGGTATGTAATTGCGGTAACAGATTACAACACATTTGTTGTAAATATTAATTCTTCAGCATACACCCCATTTACTGTTAATCCAACTGTTGCACAAGTTGTTGGATTATCATATCCGGAAGTTTTAGCTGTGGGTGATGTAAATACCGGTGGGATTCAAATATCGAGTGGATCTCCATTGTATCCATCTCCTTATTACTCACCAATTGGTACAACAAGAGTAAGTACAATTAATGGTCCAGCAATTGCTGGCAGTTTCGTTAATAATACGAGCCAAGGTTTCGTAATTGGTAACTTTGGAGCACGTAATGATTCAACTGCATTTGTTGGTGGATCTGATGGCGATATTATGGAATGGAGAGCGTACTTTCACGACCTTTCGATCCCATAGCCTTGATTGATGTTGTATAAATTGTTTTAAAGATGCATTTTGAGGGGGGATAAAACCCCCCTTTTTTATGACATCTGTAGGCACAGTAATCTCTTTTCCGATTCCTCCTTATGCAAACGTTCCGATAGATTCGCAGTTCTATTCGCCTAGTGAATTTGTTATTTCAGGAATAAATTTGGGATCCACGACAACGATAACAACAACTCTTGACGTAAATTTTTCAGTAGGACAGCTGGTGAGGCTTGTAATTCCGCCTGCATTTGGCTCGTATCAGTTAAATGGACGGACAGGCTATGTATTATCAATTCCTGCGACCAATCAAGTTGTATTGAGTTTAGATTCATCTCAAAACGTTGATTCATTTATTTCGGCTACATATAACACTCAACAGCCTCAAATTGTTCCTATTGGTGACATCAATAATGGTCAGACAAATTCGTCAGGCCGATCCAACACAATCACTTTTATTGCTGGTAGCTTCACTAATATTTCTTAGGTGTAAATTCTCTTCTTGATTGCTCAGCGCCTTTTGTTTAAATTAAAAATTTAAATATATGGAGGCAATTATGTCAGATCTGAAAAAACCAAAAGCCGCATCATCACTGGCTGAGCAAGAGCTTAATAAAGCAGAAAAGCAATTCGAGGCATTTGATAAGGAAATCAAAGACTTAACACTTGATCGCATGAATACAGCTTCCAAAGAAGATGTAGAACCTCAAACAAAGATGTCTCAGAAACAAATTGAGAAGTCTAAAGAGATATACCTCAAGCCAAAAAGGTCGATTGCATGTAGAGATAAATTCAATGAAGATTATCGGGTTGAATATAACCAAGCTAAAGAATATGTGCATTTTATTGCAGAGAACAAAGAGATCGTAGGCGAGACAATCGATATCTGGACAAGACCTTTTGCAGGTATGCCAGCAGAAGAATGGGACGTTCCTACAAATACACCTGTTTGGGGACCTAGATATCTTGCAGAGCAGATAAAACGCAAGTTCTATCATAGATTGGTGATGAAACAAAATACGGTAACAGAACAGGGTAGTTATGGTCATATGTACGGGGCTTTGGCAGTTGATACAACTGTCGCAAGACTAGATGCTCTTCCAGTATCAACAAGAAAATCAATATTTATGGGTCAGGCATCAGGATTCTGATGTAAAGCTGTTTTACATGGTGGTGAGATATTAATCTTTTATCCGATATTATAACTTATATCCGGCGTATCATAAAAAGCCCTTCAAATGCGGTGATAACCGATAATCTATTAATTGATTATATTAATCGCTTTTGGATCATGGATGTTGATGGGCGAGTTCAGTTATTTGATCTAAAGTCTAAGTATCAGTTTCAGACGGTTCCAGGGGTCGATCAGTATAACATGCCGCTTTATAACGTGCAGACTGAAACTCCAGGAAATTCAAGTTCTCAAGATATTGCTATATTTCCTGTTTATCAAGGATTTTTATCCCCATCATATATCAATGGTATCCAGGTACCATTTCAGACAGATAAAACTACTTTTTTCAATATTTGGCCGAATATCGTTCAACAGATGTTTGTGATTGCAACAGGCGACGGAGTAACAACTAACTTTTCATTTACTCTTCCGGTTACTCCAAATAATACAGTTCCTCCAGGAATTCCCTTTCAATACTTCTTGAGGGGACATGTCGATATAACAGGAATTATCTCAACAGGAAGCAATATAGATCCTATTTTTGGGACAACTCTTAGCAATACTGCAGGCGTAATGAATGTGCCAAGCACAAGTATATTTTCTGCTTTTTATGTTATATCAACTGATGCAAACCAAAATAGTCTAGTCGTACAAGATTCAGGGCAATTCTTACAAATAGCTGGACCAGTTAATAAACCAAATTTTGGACTATTGATGAATCCAGGTCCTGCGCCCTATGGTTATACGGCAGCATCAGGTGGATATAGTACAACTCTTAACACAATAAATTATCTTACAGGACAAGGGAATGTCACGTTTTCAACACCTCCGGCTTCTGGTGCAGCAATTAGCGCGCAAGCATTCCTATTTCAGTGTGGGTTGCCTCGTGGTGTACTTTTTTGGAATAATACGATCATTTTACGAAGTCCGCCTGATAGACAATATCTTGTTGAATTGGATGCTTATCTAAGTCCGGCAGCATTCTTCAACACATCTCAAGCTATTCCTTTTGGTTATATGGCTGAATACATCGCTCGTGGAGCTGCGAGAAAGATTCTCTCAGACACGGGCGATGTAGAACAGTTTCAGTTTTATGAACCTTTGTTCAGGGAACAAGAGATGCTTGTTTGGAAAAGATCTCAAAGACAATTTACATCTACCAGGACGTCTACGATATACTCACAAGGAATAAATATGGGACAACAAGGTTTTAACTCAATTGGCGGAAGCACTCAATAAAGGATTTTTATGCCATCAATTTCATACAATTTAAATATTCCAAATCCTCCTAATTCTCCCTCTGCTGACGTATCTCCCATGCAAGCAAATACAAATGCCATTAATACATTTCTAGATGTAGATCATTATACATTTGGCACAACAAATCCGGCCCTTAATATTGATGGTCTTCATAAGCAAGTCACACTTGTTAACAAAACAGCTCCAGGATTAAGCACCGGAAATGGTGTTTTATTTGCAAACTTAGCAAACGGGAAATCTTGGCCGTTTTGGCAAAATGGACCAAATCCTACAGATGTTTATCCTTTATTAGGACAAAATAGTTTAGTTACTAGTGGATATTTGACACTTCCGGCGGGTTTAATTCTTCAATGGGGTGTTGTTAATACAAACTTTGCTACAAACAATGGAACTGTAACTTTTCCTATTAACTTTCCTACTGATGTGTTTTCTATTCAAATAACATTAAAAGGATCTAGTGGTAGTGCAAATACTGTTCAAGTATTTTCATTTCCAGGAGTACCTCCTCCATTTACTTCGTTTAAATGGCTATCTACAAATGGTTCACCTACTAGTTATACCGGTTTTTATTGGCTTGCAATAGGTAATTAATGGGCGAAAAACTAATCGTTGGTCCTGTTAATCGCGGTATTCGCACAGATCGCGAAGCTTTTATCATTGATAATGATTCTTTTCCTCTTTTGATTAATGCATATCAATGGCGTGGTAGGATCAAAAGAAAACGTGGAACAGGTTCATTTGGTCGCCTTCAACGATTTATAGGAACAACAGATGGATCAGGAAATGCAACTATAACGATCAGTCCTATTCCAATTTCTCCAGGAATAGCATCATTTACAGTTGGGACTAATTTATTTATGGATCCGGGTGGAGCAAGTCCTATTACTTTGCTTACAAATGGTCCAGGAACAGCCACATTAAATAGATCCACGGGAGTTTTGACTATAACAGGATCAAATGCCACAACAAATGTCATTTATTTTCCTTCACTTCCAGTAATGGGTCTTGAAGATCTGACAATAGGCATTAATCAATTTCCTGGAAACATTGGTTTTGATACAATATATGCTTATAATATCTCATCAGACCTTCCTCCTTCAATTTACGATGTAAGTTTTTATAAAAATCCTGCGACCGGACCCTACCCAGGATATGTTGCAAAAGGTACATGGACGCCTACTACATGGAATGGAGAAAACTATCAACAATTCTGGTCAGTAAATTATCAGGGTGCACTCTGGGTTACAAATGGGATTAACATTTCTTTCACTGGTTCTACAATTGGAATGCAATTTGCACCTACGAGCACAATTACATACAATTCTAATACCGCTACAACCATCAATCTGACGATTACTACTTGTCCATTAGTTGTAGGCGATTTTGTATTTTTTAATGAATGGACTGGAGTAAATGCTAGCACATTAAATTTTCAAACAGGATATGTAACTTCTGCGTCGAGTCCAGGAGGTACAAATACTGTTGTTATCACATTACCAAATGCCTCACTCGGAGCAGGTCCATATACTCCTGGAATTGTTCAATACCTCACAAACCGATCAAACACCGGTGTAGACAGTATTAGATGGTATGATGGAGATCCCACGAATGGCGTTTCGCCTCTTCCAAGCACCACAAAAGGTTGGGTAAATTTTGCTCCACCTTTATCTAAAGGTATTTTTTCCATTGCAGATAGCATTCAAGCGCAATATTATCTTGTGGGTTGTAGACAGATTGTTCCTTTTAAAGATCGATTGCTTTTCTGTGGAGCTGTGATTCAGTCTTCAACATCTGCTCCAATTTATTTGCAAGATACGATTGTCTATAGTGAAAATGGAACTCCTTATTATACGGCTTCCTTTACCGGAGATCCATCGGCAGCAACTACGATATTCAATCCTATATTGACTCCGAATTTAACTACTACTACCACAACAAGCGTTTATGGGGCAATTCCAGGCGCTTATTGGTCGGATCAATCTGGTTTTGGGGGATTCATTTCGGCAGGAGTAGATAGACCTATCATCACAGTAGCTTCTAATGTAGATTCTCTAATTGTTGGATTTGACAATATTCAGACTCAAGTAATCTATTCAGGAAATGATATCACTCCTTTTAACTTTTACCTTATTAATCCCGAATTGGGATCTTCTAGCACGTTTTCTCAAATTACAATGGATAAAGGTGTAATAAGTTCGGGAAATAGAGGAATTATTATTACTAATCAAAGAGAATGTCAAAGAATCGATCTTGAAATACCAGATCAAATTTTTGAGTTTAACCTTCAAAATAATGGCACTGAACGAGTCACTGCACAGAGAGATTTCATCAATGAATGGCTTTATCTAACTTACTGTGCCGATACAGATAAGGCAAGTAACTATATATTCCCAAATCAAACATTACAATATAATTATCGAGATAGTTCTTGGGCTATTTTTAATGAATCTTATACTACTTATGGTCAGTTTAGACCTCATACTGGTTTGACATGGGCTAAACTTGAATATACTACATGGAATGATTGGACGGATCCTTGGAATTCAGGTCAGTCAAATTTATTTCAAACACAAGTCATTGCAGGCAATCAACAAGGATTTATTGTTTTAAGAGCTGTTGGAACAAGCGAAACGACTTCTTTAACTATTCAAAACTTATCTACGGGAACAGTAACAAGTCCAAATCATTCATTAAATGAAGGTGATTATATAACGATTAAAGGAGCTACTGGAACTGTTGCTTCTTCTGTAAATGGCCTAATTTTCTCTGTTGGTACAGTGATTGATGCAAATTCTTTTACTTTAAATCCACTTGTGACAGGTACTTATACCGGGGGTGGATTGATTACAAGAATGTATACACCTTTTATCCAAACGAAACAATTTCCTGTTGCTTGGGAAATGGCAAGAAAAACAAGGTTAGGTGTTCAGCAATATCTTTTGACAACTACAGCTAATGCACAGATTACTCTAGTGATATTCTTAAGCCAGAATAATGAATTTCCTTATAACGTATCCGACAATAGTGGGCTGATATATAGCACAGTCCTTTATACATGTCCTGAAAGCACAAATCTGGGGTTAACTGCATTCAATACCAATCTACAAATGCTTGCAGTGACTCAAACAGGCACATCTCAACAATCTCAAATTTGGCATCGGATAAATACATCTCTTATTGGAGATACGGTGCAACTAGGTTTTACGATGTCGGATGCACAGATGAGAAGTGCAACATTTGCAAATCAATTTTCAGAGATAGAACTTCATTCATTTATCATTGATTGCTCACCATCACAGATGCTCTCATGACAACAAACGCACCTGATAGATCGCCTTATCTTAGAACCTCAAGAAATTTTCCAGAAGATGTTCACAATCTTTGTTTAGAGATAAATAAGAGCTATATCGACATTGCAAATGCTGTCAATAGCAGGACAATCTCCATTTTTACGGTAAACAAACCGATGGTAAATGGAGAGAGTTGGTTTTTTAATCAAGGCCGTCAACAAGCGTTTAGACAGGTTTATCTTATTCCTGCATCTATTACAACTGGATTTGCGATAGATATAGGCTTTAAACTTTCATCAATAAATAAGATAAGTCCAAACTCCTATGGATCATTTACTGATGGAACAAATTGGTATGGAATAATCTATGCAACAAATGTAGCAATTGCAGGTGCATATACATTTTATATAAAACTGAATGCAAGTTCGACTGTAAGCGACCAAGTCATTATTTTAATCGGTGCGGGAGCGCCTACTATTACGTCGGGAATAATTAACTTAGAATGGATATCTGATGTATAGTAAGATTAATTTTAAAGAGGTGATTTATGTCTTTCGGAATGGGTAGTCCAACGGCAGCTACAGGATCTTCTATGCGAGGCAATGCCACTGGCATGAGAGAAAAGATTCCTTCAGGATATAAGAAAGCTAGCATTCAGCAATTTACTCCTGAACAAATGCAGCTTCTACAGCAGATGATGGGTCATGCAGGACCTGAAAGTTTCTTGTCAAAGCTTGCAGGCGGCGATCAATCGATGTTTGAGCAAATGGAAGCTCCCGCAATGAGGCAATTTGCAGGATTGCAAGGTAATATTGCATCAAGATTTAGTGGCATGGGAATGGGATCGAGGAAAAGTAGTGGATTTCAGAATGTTATGGGTCAGGCAGGATCAGACTTTGCTCAAGACCTAGCTTCTAAACGCCAAGGGCTGCAAAGACAAGCGATCATGGACTTGATGGGAATCAGCGGTGAATTGCTTGGTCAAAGGCCATATGAGCAGTTTTTGACGCAGAAAAAGCCTTCATTCATGCAGCAATGGCTTCAACACGGAGCAAATACAATGGGAGCTGTCGCTAAAGGTGCATCAGCAGGAGGATTCTAATGGTACAGATCATACCTAGACAGGAAACGTTTCTAGAAAGAATATCTCCTGGTCTTCAAAATATGGCAGAGGCAGGTGGGCAAATTGCAGGCAGACACATGTCTCAACAAAGACAGAAACAAGAACAGCAAATGCAAAGACAAAAACAAATGAATGCATTACAGCTTATGGGTCTTGATCCAAGTATTGCCGAACTTCCAGAGCAAGCCCAAAGTGCTTATTTTAAGAGCAAATTCCCAGTCGAAAAGCCCATGACAAACCTTCAGAAATCTCAGGAAGAGTTAAATAGAGCTAAAATAAGAGAAATAGAATCCGTAGAAAATCTTTTTAGCGGTAAAAAAAATAAGCCCGAAGGTTTTCATGATCATTTTGAAGATGATGGAAGCGATCCCCTTGAATTTGTTCAAGGGCGCCCTGTTGAAGAACTGCAAACATTAGCAGGACTTCAAGGACAGCCAGGCGCTAAAGGCATTATGGGAAATATAGCTCAGGCTGAATTAGATAGAAGGATGACCGAAAAGAAAGAAAAAACAAGATCATTTGAAACTGAAAGAGCTTTTCAGTCGAGTTATTCGAAAAAAGCAGAGGAAGATGCTAATAAATTAAGAGAATCTCTTCCAAAAAAAGAAATGGCTTTGAATTTTGCTAGAAATGCGGTTGAAACAGGAGATATCAGTTATTTTTCTCCTGACAAGTTAGCTGATGCAACAGGAATTGATCTTTTTAGAACATCTAAAGGAGCTCAACTTGTTACTGCTGGTAAAGAAAATCTTTTGAGCAATATGTCTAGGGTGGGATCTAGAGCTCAAAACATGTGGTTTGAACAAAGATTAAACTCTATGTTCCCAAAAATAGGTCAAAGCAAAGAAGCAAATTTAACTGTTCAAGAAATGCTTGAAGGAGAAGCTGAGATCGATCGTGCTTATTTAAATGCATTTGATCGATTATCAGAGGAAGATGAAAAACAACATGGATTTGTAAAAAAAGATATTACAAAAAGAGCCTATGATTCTATTAAATCTCAAGAAAAAGAAATTCTAAAACGCACCACATATCGAATGAAAGAGATTGAAGATCAAGAAAAAGGTCTATCCGGAATGAAATCTCAAGTTGGTAAAAATGTAGCAAAAGGAACTCCACTCACACTTGCGATGGCTAAACTATACAAATCAAAGTTTGGCGATAATGCTTTGTCTGTGGCTGAAAAGAATGGATATTATATTCCCAGTTTAGAAGAATTTAAAATTTTTCAGCAAAGACCAGAAGAATTTAGAGAAGAGCTTGGAAAATGAAAGATACGATCTTTGATTTAATTGAAGATGATATTCCTGAAGGAAAAGAGGGTTATTTCAAAATAGCTGAACATGCTCCAGAGCCTAAAGACAACTCATTTTTAAATAGCGTTGCAGACTATGCTAAAACAGCCTTAAAAGGAACAGTTGAAGGAATTTCTCGATTAGGATCCATAATGGGTCCTTTGCCTTCTAATAAATCTCAACAAGAACAATTTGAACAACAAACAGAAAATCTAAATAAACTTCTTCCAACACAAGATGATTTTGGTCAAAGAGCATTAAGACGGGGATTATCACAAGCTCCAACAGCCTTATCATTCCCAGGATCTACAATTGCCACATTGCCCAGAGCAATGGCCGCTGGTTTCTTAGGTGAAGGCGCAAAAGATTTAGGAGCGCCTGAATGGGCTCAAACCGCAGCTGAATTAACGGCATACATCGGTCCTGATATAACAAAAAAACTTTTAGAAAAGGGATCAAATAAAAAAATTATCGAAAGTGCGCGACGTTTTGGAATGACAGATGAGCAAATCACTCCTTTATTGCAAAGCGAATTCAAGCAGAAATGGCTTTCAAAAATTTCTTCAAGAAGAGGAAAAACGGAAGAGGTTTTAAAGGAATCGAAAAAAGGTCTTTCTGAAGCTTATGATTATGTTCGTCAATCAATGGGAAAATCTAATCCAATATCAGAAAAAGCCAAAACATCACTATTAAAAGAAATGACCTCCGTCGTTGAGGAAATGCCATCAGCGGTTAGAGAACTTATCAAAAAAGATGCACAAGATTTGGTCAATAAGCCTATTACTGGTGATTCGTTAATGAATTTTTATGCGGATATAAATCATTATTTATCGGGTAAGACTAAGCAACTCGCACGATTAAAAGATCCCATCAAAAAAGCAATTTCAAGTATTTCTCCCCAAGCAGGAAAAGATTTTCAGCTTGTTAATGACTTATATTCTAAATATCACAAAATTGCGGCAAGGTTGAAACCAAACCTAACAACCGATATTGTGGGAGCTTCCGAAGCTCTTGGAACTCTTTTTGCATTAACAACCGGTGAATATCCATTATTGGTAAAATTGGCTACAGAAAAAACAGGAAGAAAAATTGCTCAACAAATGTTGTTAAATCCAAAATTTCAGCAAATAGGCAATAAAATTGTTGATGCAGTAAACCAAAATAAATTTAATATCGTAAAAAAGTTATCAGAATCTTATGCGTTTCTTTTGAAAGATATCGAACCAAACTTATCGGAAAAACTTTCTGAACTGAATGAGCATGAATTAAAAGATTTCTTTAAGCATCGCCAAGAAAAATAAGATAAGCATAAAATAATACCAGCATTCCTAAAAACCCCATTTTATATATGTCTCCATGTTTTTCGATTAATGATATAACTGATCGTAGAACTAGCTAGATTAAATATTTTACGCAAACGAGATTGATTCAAACCTTGAGAATATAATTTTCTTATTTTTAAAATAATTTCATCATTTAATTTTGCATGTCGATTTTTAATTCCTAGTGCTGGTTTTTTTCTGCCTCTTTGACGCATTTGATCCATGTTGTCTTGTGGTGTACCAAGATGTAAATGCGCAGGATTGCAACACAAAGGAATGTCACAAGAATGTAAAACAAAAAAATCGCAAGGAATAACACCCTTCCAAAGAATATATGCTGCCCTATGGGATAAACATTTCTTTTTTGGTCCATTTATGGCAAGTGAAGTCAAGCCATATTGATTTCTTGGAGCACATTTATATCCTTGCCAAATCCAACATCCATTTTCATTAATTTTGCAGGTTCTGAATATTCTTTCTTTGGTTTTTTCAATGTAAGTTTTCATAATCTTAAGGTTAGGAAAAACATAATTATAGAAAGAATCATTATTTCTTAATCTCTTTATTCATTTTTGAATAAACATCTTTTCCAATATCTACATATAAATCTTTTTCTGCCATCTCCATATTAAGTTTAATTTCTTTCAAAATTCGTTCAATTCCATAGACATGAATATTTAATGATAAGGTGTATTCATATAGATGTTTTAGTTTTTCAAAATCAGAATGTTCGTTATTTGTCTTAATTGTTATCTCGGTTATCATATTAATCCTGTGTGTTATGCGCCAATTCAGCTGGCATTATGTTTTTAATGATCATGACTGCTTTTATTATGGCAATTTCTTTTTCTATTTCATTGAATTTACCATTCATCCAAAGAACTGAGGCTAAGATACCCCCGAGTACAATCACTGTATCAACATGTTTCTTTACTAATTCCATATTTCATCCTTTTTCCTAAATCATAACACAATGCCTTAATCTACATCAGTCCGAAAGATTTCTTGAATTTTAATGCGCATAATTCCTGTAAAGATTAAATTTTAATTTTAACAAGGAGTACGAAGATGGCTAGGCTGGCTTCAGGTTCAATAGGTCAAGTATCAGTTCAAGATGCACCGGTAACGGGCTTTGGTCCGCCTTCAGCAACTTTTAGAGGGGATTTGGGGCAGCAATATTTTGATACTAGCACAACTCCTCCGACTGAATATATCTTTAACGGTTCAACCTGGACGGCTGGTGGATTAGCCCCTGCTTCTACAACTGTTATGGGCGGTGTTACTTTATCTACCTTGGCTCAATTAGAAGCTGGAACAGCACCGGCAGGAGCTGTGGTTCCTTTAGCTAATGATGTATTTACCTATGTAAATGGCATCGTGCTTGCAGGAGCACCAATTGCTCAGACGGGTGTTACTGGTATCACAAATTTATCTACAGATGCGCAGGCTGTAGCTGGAACGGCAACTGTGCCAGGTGTAACAGCTTTGGCAGTACAGCCATCTAATCTAGCGGCAGTTTTTGCAGCGCCCCCTGCAACTGGAGGAACAACACCAGCAGCAGGTGTATTCACCACATTAGGTGCTACAACGGTTACATTTACAGCAGGTGGCTCTTGGGCATCAGGTGGAACTGCGATATCAATTGGTGCAGATGCCACAACAGATACAATCAACATTGGTACAGGTGCCGCAGCTAGAACAATCCATATCGGAGATTCAACACAGGCAAATTTACTTACAATAGGTTCAGCAACCGGAGCGGCAGCTTTAACCTTGAAAGCAGGTACTGGTAATTTTGTTCTTACGACAGCTGCTACGACTAATATCACTATGGGAGCTGCTCAAACAAGCGGTACGGTGACAATTGGAGGTACTGCAGCAACAGGCACGATGACACTGGGAAGCTCGTCAGGAACAAATACAATCGTCATAGGAAATGGTTCAGGTGCCACCACAGTAAATATCGCTAATGTAACAACAGCGGGCGCTGTGAATGTTGGAGCTGGTTTAACTTCCGGAGCTATTACCATCGGAGGTACAGCGCAAACAGGCACAATAACTCTTGGTTCATCTAGTGGAAGTAACTCTCTTGTAATTGCTGGGGGTGCAGGCGCCACGTCTTTGACCATTGCTAATGTTCAAACTGCAGGTTCTGTAGTTGTTGCCAATGGTATGACTACAGGTACAATAACTATCGGTGGTACTGCTCAGACAGGAACAATCACACTGGGTAGTTCGAGCGGCACGAATAGTCTATTAATAGCTAATGGTTCCGGTGCTTCTACTGTATCGATTGCTAATGTTCAAGTTGGCGGGGTTGTGAATATCGGAACTGCCATGACAACTGGTACATTAAATATAGGTTCAACTGCCGCAGGAACTGGAATCATAACGATTGCCGGAGGAACGGGCGCACAAACAATTAATATTGCAGCATCTGGAACAGGAACAAAGACGATAGCTATTGGTGCTGCAGGATCTGCAGACATTATAACAATGGGAAGTTCTACAGGCGCTTCCAGTATAGCATTTCTTGTTGGAACTGGAAACTTCTCGTTGAATGGTGCAGCTTCCTCTACATATGCAATAGGTGCCGCAACTACCACAGGAACTATCACAATTGGGGGAACGGCACAGACCGGCACCATGACCTTGGGTAGTTCATCTGGTACTAACATAATTGCAATCGGTGCTGGCGCTGGCGCAACAGATCTACAGTTAGTCAATAGCCAAATAGCGGGTTCTGTTGAAATGGGTACAGCGATGACAACTGGAACCATTACATTAGGTGGTACAGCTCAGACCGGGACAATCACGTTAGGATCATCTTCTGGAACAAATAGCGTTTTGATCGCAAACGGTGCAGGAGCGACAACTCTTTCATTAGCTAACGTTCAGCTTGCCGGGGCCGTTAATATTGCTACAGCAATGACCACAGGTAATATTGCTATTGGTTCAGCTCAGACTAGTGGAACTCTTACAATTGGCTCAACTGCCGCAGGAACTGGTGCCGTTCGAATTGTTGATGGTTCCGGTGCTCAGACAATTACGATGGCTACGGGCGCAGGAGTAAAAACGCTCACAATAGGTTCTACAAATTCAACAAGCACAACAACGATCAGTGGTGGTACTGGAGCTACCCACGGTGTTCAAATCACTGGAGGTCCTCTTGTTATTGCATCATCTGCACAATTCCTTGCTTGGAAAGGTGGAGCTGCTACCGACTTTAGAGGAACAGGCACATTAAGCTCAGGAACTGTCACAGTCAACAATACTAATATTGCAACAGGCGACATGATCTTCTTGACAAGGATAGCTGCAAATGGTTCTACAACCTTTGGTGAATTGTCATATACCATAAGTAATGGAGCAAGTTTCACAGTTACAAGTTTAATAGTAGGCACTCCAGGAAGTACTCAAACCGCTGATACTAGCACTTTTGCATACATCATCATTAGACCAGTCTAAACAAAGGAAACACAAATGATAAAGAACATATCAAAACTAGAATTGCAAATCGGTGAAAAAAATTATCAACTGCTTTTGGATAGTGATTCTCCTTTAGGACATGTCAAAGAAGCTTTGTTTCAATTTCAGAAATATGTAGGTCAGATCGAAGATCAAGTTAAAGCTCAACAAGAGCAGCAAAAACTAGCCCAAGAAAAAATAGCTGAGGTTCCTGATGGCGATCAACAATAGTCAAAGAGCTGCATTTGGAGTTGAATTGACAGCCGTAATGACAGGAAGTTTTCTGAAAATAGGAACACTTTTACAAAATCCAGTACAGATTATTTTTGATAATCAAGGAACTGTCTCTATTGCAATTTCTATAGATGGCGGAACAACCACATGGCACACATTTCCTGCTGGCGAGGCTATAATTTTGGATATGAGAGCTAATCATGGTGTGGCTCAAAACTATACTTTTGATGTAGGTACAACCTTTTATGGAAATGGAGCCTCCGGGACATTTTCTATTTCCTATACTTATGCAATTGATGTTTAGGAGAAAATCTTGAGCCAAATTATAAAAACTTCATCCGGTGGGGGCGGTTCAATACCTCCTACTGTGCCTGAGAGTTTCGTCACAGACTCCGGAACAGCTACACCTGCCGCTAATGTTTTAAATGTAGTTGGTGGCACGGGCATTATAACATCAGGGTCGGGAAGCACTCTAACGATTACAGTAAAAAATGATGGTTTCACTTGGTCTGAAAAAAATGGAAACTTCAGTGCTGCTGTTCAAAATGGTTATTTTTGCAATACAGCGCTTACGGCAACACTTCCAGCATCTGGCGGTCTTTTAATAGGTAATTCAATAATATTTTTCGTGGATACTGCTTCACAAGTTGTTATTCAGGCTGGAGTGGGTGAGATGATCCAAGTCTCTTCTACCATATCAAGTGCGGGTGGAACGGCATCAAGTAACACTAGAGGCGCTACTTTAGAACTTGTATTTAAGCCAACTGATCTTACCTGGCACACGATCTCATCGCTTGGAAGTTGGTCAGTTGTTTAATAATATTTTTGCAAAAGGCAAAAAATGGCTACTGCTAATGATTTAAACATCTCTCAAAGTGGAATCGTGGTGTTCGATGGAACGGCAACGTTTACAGGTGTTACATTAACAGCTGGATCAGGAATTTCTATTTCCAATGGCAGTGGTGTATCGGGAAATCCAACAATTTCAGCCTCAGGTCTTTCATCGTTGACTTTAACAGGCGATAGCGGAGGGGCTCTTTCACCATCAGGAAATAATTTTAACTTATCTGGTAGTGGTTCGATCGCAACTTCAGGCTCTGGGAGTACCATCACGACCGCTTTGTCGGGATTGACAAATCATGCAGTCCTCGTCGGTGCTGGAACGGCTACTATTACGAAGGTTGGACCATCAGCTTCAACAGGTCAAATTTTACAAAATAATGCAGCTGCTGATCCTTCATATTCCACAGCGACATATCCTAGCACAACAACTATAAATCAAATCCTTTACTCAAATGCCACAAGCACTGTTACCGGTCTTGCAACAGCGAATCAAGGTGTACTCACAACAGGCACAACAGGCGTTCCAGTTATTACAGCGATAGCTACTAACGGGCAATTAATCATTGGTTCAACAGCTGGCGCTCCTGCAGCTGCAACGCTTACCGCAGGAACAGGCGTATCCATCACCAATGCATCCAATAGCATCACAATTGCCACAGCAAGCGCCGTCGCTCTATCCTTTCCGACAGGATCAGGAACAGCCACACCTTCCAGCGGAGCGCTCACAATAGCCGGCGGAGCCAACATAAATACAAGCGGTTCTGGTTCGACCGTTACCATTAACGTAAACACACAAATATTGCAGCCGGTTGGTTCTGCTGCGGCTCCTTCTTATTCTTTTACCGGCAATACAAATTACGGACCATATATTACCGGTTCTGAATTGCGAATATCGGCAGCAGGAACAGATGTATTTAGGGCAGATGGAAGTTCTAATACAATCGCAATAGGTCCAAATAATCTGGTTTTTCAAGCCGGCAGTATCATAATAGCGCAACAAAAATTTCAATTTTCAGACGCTATAGCTCTAAGTTATGTAGCTCCGTCATCATGGCCATATTCTTTAAATGTAGCTAGTGATTGTTTTGTGTCGGTTGATTCATCAGCCGCCAGAACAGTCAAATTACCTAATACTGCCAATACAACCGGAATTATTTATATTATCAAAGATCGTGTCGGAAGTGCAGCCACAAACAACATTTCAGTTACAACCGTCGGGGGAACTGTTACGATCGATGGAGTAACTACATATACAATATCGACAAATTATGGGTCAGTTTCAGTAATTTGGAACGGCACAACATATGAGATTTTCTAAACATTTCATACTAATTAAGAATTAATTTAAGAAAGGTAGTTTGAAATATGGCTTATAACCCTCCTAAACTTGTCAGACAAGTTTTTACATCTTCGGGTACCTATACTCCAACTACCAATATGGTTTATTGTGATATTGAGGTTGTCGGTGGTGGAGGCGGATCTGGTGGTGGAGGAGCCACAGGAGCTACAACCATTGTGGTTACCGGAGGCGGTGGAGCTGGTGGATATGCTAGAAAGCTAGTAACAGCTGCAACTATCGGAGCTTCTCAAACCGTGACTATTGGAGCTGCCGGGGCTGCTGGAACGAATGCGCCTGGCAATGGCGGAAATGGAGGAACCACATCTGTTGGATCTATTGTATCTGCAACAGGTGGAACAGGTTCATTAGCTCAAAATGCTGCAGTGTCTATTTCTGCAAGCGGCGTCACTGGTGTCGCAGGTGGCGCCGGATCTAGTGGTGATTTTAATACTACTGGAGGCAGTGGACAGGCTCCTTTCGGTTTTTATACAGCCACGACAGGTGGCGTAATTTATAATGGAGCGGCCGGAAGCGTATTTTATGGTGGTGATGCATATGGCGCTGGCAGTAGTTATGGCGGCGGCGGGATTGGTGTGGCTTCTAGCATAAACGCAGCCGCAGGAGGAGGAAATGCAGGATTTAAGGGAATTGTTATCATCACTGAATATATTACTGCTTAATTAATCTTAAATATAAATAAATTATGGCTTATGAAGGTGTAACAGGCGCAGCTTTTTGTTCATTCAATGCTTATCTCAATGCGAATGTTACAAATGCTACAGGAGATGGAACTACAGTCGTTCCTATAGTGTTAAATAGTACCGCCTTTAACGTAGGAAGTAATTTTTCTACAGGAACAGGAATTTTTACAGCTCCTGTAACAGGTAAGTATCTTTTTTGTGGAACAGTTAGCATAGGAAATATTGGCGTTCATACCAATGGTAGATTTTTTATTGAAATATTTAACGGCGCTTCAAATGTGCAAGACATAGAATTTGCCAGTTTCTCTCCTGTAAATTCGGCAGGAACTAATGTTTATACAGCAACAGGATCTTTTGTTTGTCAAATGACAGCAGGTTGGCTAGCTGAACTTACTTGTGTTGTATCTGGAAGCACAAAGACAATTACGCTAAACGGATCAAATGCTCTTGCAACAACACCCTATTGTCAATTTTCCGGATATTTACTCGAATAGTCTTAATCATTATTCGCAAAACGATATAAGATATCATAATATGCGTTAATACGTCCTTCTAAAAATATCCATCTATTTTCTGTAATATAATTTTCATCTACAGTCATATAAGACATCTCTTTTGAGATCTCATCGATTTGTTCTTGCAAATAGTCTTTAAGACATAATTCAGACCCGCATAAGACACCAGGCATTAAACTGGCTATCAATATGATTTTATTCATGGATTTTCCTCTGCTTCCATATTAAAGTACGACCAATCCACGATTTCACTATCAACATAAGTATGCGTAGGCCTTTTTTCGCGTTCGTCGTCTATTCTAAAGCAGTAGATCATAGTATTGAATATCTTATCAAACAATTCATAATCATCGTCTATATCGACTTTTAAGGCATATACCGAAAGAAAATCATCGGCAAAGATAGCAGCAATCAATCCATTTACATGACTCTTATAGTCGAATTTAAGATAATGATGCTGAATGCATTTAAAGAGCACTTTCTTGACTTCAAAATTTTTAACCTTTTCGTTGATTTTGAATTTGAGCAAATCAATGTTTTTCATGCCGGATATGTAATAGATGCGCCTTGAGTCATAGGCTAAATTTATTTGTTCCTCTTTGCCATCGTAGCGTATGTAAGAATCAGCAGAAAGGGCGTCAAAGAAAAAAAGGAATATGAAGAGAAACAATATGGCTAAAATATGCTTGCAATCTTTGATCTGTCTTTTTTGCTGCCTCTTTTTTTCATGCCTAAGCTCCCTCATCTCATCTTCAAGCCATTTGTTAGAAGCATTCATAGAACCTCCTGTTTTACAAATACAATCTAGGGTATGTTCAAAACATACTTGGCATTCACCTGACATTATTATCCTCTTCTTTATTAAATCTTTTAAACTTACAAGTTTCACCTGTGTCGATCTGGATCTCTAAATCTGAATTGGAATGCTCTGTATTCAAGTCGTGTAAAAAAGCTTTGCTGAATTCTATTAGAGAGTATAGTGAAGTAGAAGGGTCTTTGAGTAAAGTGCTCTGTCTTGCCTTCAAGTTCTTTTTCTTTCGTCTTAATCCGCTCATATA